AGCCGGGTTCCGGCCCATGGCCTAATGACCAATCGAAGTTGGCGGGAGCAATCCCCGTCCGGGTGGTGAGCGCGCCTACTGGCAACGGACCATTCTCGAATGACCAGGGTGCCAACACGGGCGCTATCCCAGTATGGAACGCAACCAGTTTGCCGGCGCACGCTGTGACTTACCCGAATGGGCAGAACGTAGCGGGCGCTGCTATTCCGGTTTGGCGGATTAATTGATGAAAATTAGCTAGAGGCTCGCGAGCCACAAGAAAATAAATTCTCAAGGATTGAGTAATGGCGCAAGAAAAGAAGTCTGCGCCGGATTGGGAGCGAATCGAAGCGGATTACCGCGCCGGGGTTCTCTCGTTGCGTGAGATCGCAGCCCTCCACGAGGGCGTTAATCATGTCGCAATCGCCCGCCGCGCAAAGAAGGAAGGATGGGTTAGAGACCTGTCTGAACGGATACAGTCAAAGGCTGATGAGCTTGTAACAAAGCGCACTGTAACGCCTGATGTAACAGCAGAACGCGCTGTTTCCGATCGCTCAATCGTCGAGGCAAACGCCGAGGTAATAGCTGGTATCCGCCTCGCGCATCGCAAGGACATCGCCCGCTCCCGCTCGCTCGCCATGGCGTTACTCGGAGAACTTGAGGCGCAGACCGACGACCCGGAGTTGTTCGAGCGATTGGGCGAACTGGTTGTGGATACCGGAAACGACGCCGAATCGAAATTGCTTGAGGCTTATCGGCGCGTCATTTCAACTCCTGGCCGCATCGATGGCATGAAAAAACTCGCCGAGACGCTGAAAAATCTGATCGGACTTGAGCGCGAGGCCTACGGTCTGGTAGAGGCGCAAAAGGTCGAGGTGACCGGAAAGAACGGTGGCCCGATTGAAACACGTCGCGCCCAGGACATGACTGATGACGAACTCGCCGCTTTCCTTACAGCAGGCGGCGCAAGAGCTGTGGATTCGCCGCAGGGCTAGGGAAGACGTACTTTCCTACGCCCAAGCCATTGAAATACCCGGCAAGCCTGCCGGCGAAGACCCGGACACGGAGTTCTTCGAGCGCATTGAATCAACGATGGCGCAACATCATCGCCTCATTCTTGAGACGATGGAACGAGTCAGCAAAACTCCGCACGGGCGGGCTATGTTCTTCATGCCGCCCGGTAGCGCCAAGAGCACTTACGCATCGGTCGTTTTCCCGTCGCGCTATTTAGGTGCCGAGAAGAATCGCAAGGTCATTCTTGCAAGCTACGGCGACGACCTTGCCCGCAAGATGGGTCGCCGCACGCGGTCGATCATCAAACAGAAACGGTTCAAAGGAATCTTCGATTGCGAGCTGACGACCGAATCGGCAGCGGCGCAAGAGTTCTCGCTGACGAACGGTAGCGAATACATCGCGACCGGCATCCTCGGCGGGGTGACTGGTAACCGCGCCAATGGGATCATCATTGATGACCCAGTCAAAGGCCGCGAACAGGCTGACTCACCGACGATTCGCGACAAGACGTGGGATGCGTATAACGACGACCTAAAAACTCGCCTGATTCCCGGCGGCTGGGTTGTCGTCATTCAGACACGTTGGCACGAAGACGATCTGGCTGGCCGCATCTTGCCGGAAGACTGGAAAGGCGAATCAGGCCCAATCCTTTGCCGTGACGGCAACGTCTGGGAAGTCGTCTGTCTGCAGGCACGGTGCGAGGTCCAGAACGACCCGCTTGGCCGGAAGATCGGCGAATACCTCTGGCCGGAATGGTTCACCGAAAAGCACTGGGCGCAGTTCCAGAGCAATGTCCGCACGTGGGCGTCGCTTTATCAGCAGTTGCCGCGGCCGATGGAAGGCACGCTGTTCAAGGTCGAGAATGTGCTCGTCGAGGGTCGACCGGTTTCGTGGCCACAGCGCTGCGATTATGTCTTTGCCGTCCTTGATTCTGCCTTAAAGGCGGGAGACAAGAACGATGGTACTGGCGTCACCTACTTCGCACGCAATCGCCATATTGGGCACAAGCTGATCATCCTGGACTGGGATATCACTCAGATCGAAAGCGACCTGATAGCCGAGTGGTTTCCCAATGTAATGTCGCGAGTCGAAGAATTGGCGCGGCTGTGCGGCGCTCGTATGGGAAGTGCCGGCAGCTTTGTTGAAGACAAAGGAAGCGGCATTACCCTGCTCCAGCGCGCAACCCGAAGCGGCTGGCCGGCGCAGGCTATTGACAGCAAGTTGACGTCGATGAGCAAGGATGCCCGCGGCACTGGGGTGTCGGATTTCGTGCATCACGGCGACGTTAAGATCAGCGAACACGCTTACAACAAGATTGTTGAGTACAAAGGTCGCTCTCAAAATCACTTTCTTAGCCAGTTCTTTGGCTACAGGCTCGGCATTCCCAACCAAGCGGATGACCTGTATGACACAGGCGTCTACGGCATTGCAATTGGCCTCGGCGACAGCGACGGTCTGTAAATAACCACGGTATCCAAATGGCTGAAATCAATGTTATGGGCTCGGCGCTCACGTCGAGTCTATACGACATGTTGGTTGCCGAGGATAGCCAGTAAGTTAGCGTTATAATGATCAAGCACGGCTAGGGTAGCTCCCGAAGAGCCAGCCATCCACTGGCCTGCCGTGCCCCACATTGGATATTTGAGAGGGATCTCAAAGTGTACGAACAACAGTCTCTTGACGGGGATTCTCCCGTCAAAACGCATAAGGCATGTACAAAGTGCGGCATCGCCAAGCCGCTTACCGACTTCTACGCCAAGAAATCAATGCGGGACGGTCGTGCCTCGGAGTGCAAAGCATGCGCAATCGAATTGGTGATGCGGCGGTATCACCAGCCTGAGGTGAAATCAAAAATCACGGCTCGCCGGAAAGAAAGATATTCCGATCCCGAGATTCGCGCGGCTATGTTGGCCAAGCTCGCCGAATACCGGGCGCTTCCCGGAAATGCGGAGCGTGCGCGCGAAAGGACGCGGGAATGGCACTCTATTCCAGAGAATAGAACCCGGCACCTAGAATGGAAATCGGCATATCTATCCGATCCTGAGAAGAGAAGGCACGCTCATTCAAAAAGCGCGCTGTGGCGATCCATGCACCCAGAGGCGGTGAATTCCAGCAAGGCGAAGCGGAGAGCCAATAAGCGCGCATCGACCGGATCTCACACGCGAAAGGAAATCGATGCACTATTGGTTGTGCAGGCGCATTGCTGCGCCAACTGCGAAGACGATCTGCGAAAAGTGAAGCGTCATCTTGATCATTGGATGCCGCTGATTCTGGGTGGATCGAACGGCATTGAAAATCTTCAATGGCTGTGCGCTACATGCAATACGCGCAAAAGCAAAAAAGACCCCATCAACTGGCTTGTTGGATTGGTGAAGGCAAGTCATTATCCACGAAAGCTCGAATAGAGAACGCAACTCATGGCAGAGATCAATATTGAAGGGTCGAAAGTAAGTTCGCCCCTCGTTGACCTGCTAATGGCAGATGAAATCATTCCTGGTAGCGAGCCAAGCTACCAGCTCTGTAAGCAGATATACGCGTATCACGCGCTTGGTTCAAAAATCGTCGATCAGCCCATCAAGATCGCGATGAGCCAGCCGCGGAAGATCTCTATTCCAAATAGCCCGGAGGAGCGCGTCCGCGAAGCCTTCGAGCGCAAGTGGAAAGAGATCAACGCCAACGTGTACATTGCGAATACGTGGCGCCTTGCCAAGATCTACGGAGCGTCCGCCATCGTCTACGGCGCTGAGGATGTCGACACCAAGTCGCCCATCAAACCCGAAGATCTGGCAAAGAAACCGCTGTACTTCAATGCACTCGACCCGCTGAATACGGCTGGCTCGCTAGTATTGAACCAAGACCCGAACGCGCCGGACTTTCAGAAGCCAATGTTGGTGACTGCAGCGGGTCAGGAATATCACCCGTCGCGAAGCCTTGTGTTCTTCAACGAGTCGCCGCTGTACATCGAATACACCAATTCTGCATATGGCTACACGGGCCGTTCGGTCTACCAGCGTGCGCTTTATCCGCTGAAGTCGTTCGTGCAGACGATGGTGGCGGATGACATGATCGCCCGCAAGGTCGGCGTGATCGTCGCCAAGATGAAGCCGGCGGGGTCAATCGCTGACCGCGCAATGGCCGTGCTGCAGGGCATCAAGCGCAACGTCGTCAAGGAATCGCAGACCAACAACGTCATCAACATCTCCCCAGAAGAGGCGATTGAGACGCTGAATCTGCTGAATGCTGACGGCGCGTTGACGACCGCGCGCAAGAACATCCTCGAGAACATCGCCGCAGCGGTTCCGCAGCCAGCAAAGTTGCTCAACTCCGAATCGTATGCCGAAGGATTCGGTGAAGGAACGGAGGACGCGAAAGACATCGTTCGGTACATCGAGCATGAGCGCGAGTCGGTTCAGCCGCTTTACGATTTTTTCGACCAGATCGTGATGCGGTTGGCGTGGTCGGAAGAGTTCTACGCCACGATCCAGGCTGACGTGCCGGAATACAAGGGCGTGTCATACAACGACGCCTTCTACCGGTGGAAAAACGCCTTCGAAGCAACATGGCCATCTCTCCTTGTCGAGCCAGAATCGGAGCAGGTAAAGGTCGAGAAAATCAAGTTTGAGGCACTGACCGCCGCGCTCGAGGTTCTGTTGCCTGCTGCCGATCCTCAGAATAAGGCCCGACTCATTGAGTTCTTCGCCGACAACCTGAACGAATCCAAGCGCCTTTTCCCGAATCCACTAGTCCTTGATTACGAGGATCTGGCGAATTACGAGCCTCCCGTGGCAGCCGCAGAACCGAACGAGCCGAAGCCGCACAATATCTGATGGCCCAGCAATCTTTCTATTCGATCGTCACTGAGGCTATCCGGGATTTCACCGAAAACGGATTTGACTCAGTTGAGCGGCTGGCTTACTGGACAGATCGGATAAGGAAGGCCGCAGTCGAGTCGCTTGTTCCCGAGCACATCCTTGAAGACACGCTGAAGAAGACGCTGAGCGGTATTTACAAGA